TAGACCTTGCGCTTGCGCTCGATCTTTTTCAGGAACGGCACGGTCTGCGCATTGCGATCCGAGTTGGCCGTTCCGCCGGAGACGCGCATGAACGCCCACTCCGGCGTCTGTGCGGCGATGCAAATGCAGTCGATCAGAAATTCGAGCAGGTTGTTCGTGTCTCCCAGCACGGAGTTGGCTTCGAGGAACGCCATGTCGTCGCCCGTTTGCAGGAACAGGATTTCACGACCGCGCCAGGAGATCTCCGCGTGCGCCTTGATCTCGCCCGTCTGCGGATCGACGGCCTCGGGGAAGTTGTTCTTGATGAACGGAGCCACGTCCTGCAATTTCAGCACGACCTTCGGCGTCGAGTGGTAGCGGTGCGCCTGGAGTCCCTGCGTAAGCACGTCGTGAAAAGCCCGCATGAACGGCAGCACCGACTCGTACTCGCTCTGGCCGGACTGGAGCGCCGAGTCCCACTCGTTGTAAATCTCTTCGAGCGGAACGAAGCCGTAGCGGTTCGTCGCACCAAGCTCGTCCAACCACACGTTCTCGCTCTGGTCGAAGAACCTGTAATCCTGCCTGGTGATGATCTCCAGGATGTCGTGCTCCTCGATGGTCGGATCCTGGCCGGTTGCCGGATTGCCGGGTGATTTCACAATTGCCATCTGGTGGCGGATGATCGCCCTCTCGATCACACGCTTGTTGCGGGCGTTGCGCTCGATTGTCACCGTCTCGGGCGGGATGATTTCAAGAGCGCAGTGTTCTGCCTCGTCAATCGTCATCAGCGGATCGAGGATGTCCGGGCGCTGGATGCGGACGATTGTCTTCGAGTCGCGCAGGGAATCTCTCAACATCGCCTGAATTTCCTCGACCCAGTAGTCCTGGATGCACTCGTTGAGGAAGTCGTTCGTGGACTCGTTTTCAGTGTTGACGATGGGCAAGCCGATGAAGCCGACTTGAAGATCGACAATCGGCTTGGCAAAGCCGGAGCCAAGACAGATGTCGCCATCGGAGCGGTAAAGCTGGCGCGTGACGCTGTAATTGATCTGGGAAGGCGTCGGCCTGCGGTCGCCCCAGAAGTACGTGAAAATCCGGTGGCCGTACGAGCGCAGGGATGACGTGCTCCACGCGAAAGGGATGTAGCGACTGAGGTCGCTGATCTGCTCGCCTGCCCAGCGCCAGATTTTCATTCGGCCGGTGGTGCCGGTTGAGCCGTCCCCGTCGGAGGAGGCATGATCGCGCCGGAGGATCCCGACTGAGACATCTGGACGGAGCAAATATCCTTTTCAGGATCGCCGTGAAGCGCGGCGAGAACGGCAGCCGCTGCATCACTGCTGTTCATCGTCGGCACTTCTTCCCCGGTGTAGTTGACCATCACGTTGATATTCACTTTGCCTCCTAGAGGTGGGCTATCCATTCGAGCGTGCATTGCTTGCCTTCACCGTGGTTGACGCCTGCCACCTGAAAATACGCGGGCTGAACCGTGCGCATCATCAGGTTAGCCTGCTCGCCGTCATCGTACTTTGAAAACGTGACCTGCGGCGTGCCGGGAAATTGAATCGGAAACCAGACAGTCCCGGCGAAACTGGAGTCGAACGTCACGACTGTTCTGCCGCTCTGCATCAGGCTTGACATTCTCTGCCAGCCCTGCCAGCCGCCGTTGATCATCGCCCGCCGGTAACGGCGTGTCGGCCACTCCGTGAATGAAAACACTTCTTGTGTGACCCAGGACGTGTTGTGCTGCGTGACCAGGCCGAGGAACCAACCGCCGCCCGGTGCATTTGCAGCATCGGCCGCCATCCACCAGCCGTTGTCAAGCGCCTGGTTCCAGTCGCTGTTCGGACACGTTGCGGCAAACGTGCCAAGCGAAGCACGTATCGTCCCTGCCGGGCCTTGCGGCCCTTGTGGCCCCTGAATTCCTTGAATTCCTTGCGGGCCTTGAATTCCCTGTGGGCCTTGGGCACCTACTTGCACCCACGCCTGCCAAGCACCGGCAATTTGCCGCCGACGGTAAATGTTCGACGTGGCGAGACTGTACGCGATCTGCGTGGCATAGCCACCGCTACCCCACATGATCGTCTCGACATACCACTGAGTTTCGCCGGGGGGCATATTCGCATTACCGTTTGAAAACGTCCAGCCGTTCTCCTGAATGGAATTCAGATCAGCAGGCTGAGACGAAAGCGACGCGAGCCGTGAAGGCAGATTCGCGTCGGTAATCGGCCAGATTCGCTGCCACGCTCGCCATGAAGCGTCCCAGCGCCGTCTTTGAAAAACATCGTCGGTGCCGTATGCGTAAAAACGCTGGATGCCGTTCCCAGGCTCGTTCATCATCGCCGTTTCCAACACGCCCCACGCCCCTGCCGACGCCGCTGCACCGTAAGGTGTATTTGCAGTCACACCCGCCTGTGCATAACCCCACCCATTCGCAAGCACGGTATTACAATCCGCAACGTACGGGCCGATAGCCTGAAGCCTGTCGTCAATCGGATAGATCCGCAGCCAGCCTGACCAGTTTCCAGGGCCGCTTTGGTAGCGATGGTACATGTTGAAATTCGAGTGTTGCCACCACATCTGCCTGCACGCCCCGGTGTACGTGATATTCGTGACCATGAGTGCGCCATAATCGCTGACCGGCAGATTTGTATTTCCTGGCACAGTGCAATACCAGCCGTTGTTGACCGCACCGTTTGCATTTCCACCCGGTGCCTGCTGACCTAACGCCCAGAGCCGTTGCGGCAGATTTGCATCGTCAACCGGGCTTATTTTCACCCACGCCTGCCAGACGTACGTCTGACGAGAGCGCATCCAGACCTCCTGCGTGTACATCGGGAAGTAGAACTGCTGCGAGTGCCCACCGCCTCCCCACTCGGTGTGGAGCAGCATCCCGTAGCTGGGGGAGCCACCACCGGCAGCAGATGGAAAATTCACACCCGCATTGAGCCGGTACCAGCCGTTCGCCTGCGGCGTATTACAGTCCGCAAGCGGATAGACACCCGTCTCGCCCAGCCGGTCGGGCAGAGTTTGGCCACTTGGGGAGAGGATCACTCCGACCGTGCAGTCGGAGTTGTTTTTCAACGGTGGTGCGCCACCATCCAGGTACACAACCGGGATCTCGGTGTAATCGACATGCGGGATCGCATCCGCCGTCGCCCGGTATTTCTTCCAGGAAGTCGAGTCGGAATCCTCCTGGATGTAAATCTCCTGGCCCGCCTTGATCTTCTCGTGCGTGACCTTATTGTCCCGGCCCGCCCTGGAAATATGCGCGATATTCACCCTCGTGGCAGCAGTCTGGGTCACGTTGTCAAGCTGAATGGAGCCACTCGACGGAGGCACTGCCGTCGCAGTGCGGAACGTGTAATCGAAGACGATGGATCCCCCGCCACCCGACATCCACTGCATCCCTGAAATCGTGGATTGCAGGAACAGTCCCTCCTGTTTGACCGGAGGAACGACAATCGTGGCGGGGAAGCCGTTACTCAACGGGCTGGCGCTTCTTTTTCACAGGGGGAGTCGCCCCGTTGTCCGAGAGCAAGCCTTCCAACTGCTCGAACAGTTGAGCGGCCTGCTCCTGGACTTCGGGGCTGGCTGCGCGAAGAGCTTCCACGATCCCGTCGTCGGTGAGCGTCGTTTTCGTCTCGTTGACCTGGAGCCGTTCCTGGCGAGACGCCTTGACGATCCCGGCGCGGTCGAGGATTTCAGCGCAGGCTTGCAGAACGATCTTGTCGTCGTCGGCCATGCGCATGATGTCCACGATGGTCTGGATCGCCTCGATCATGTAGCCCTGGAGCAGATCGAGCGCCGCCTGTGAAATCGTGCCTCTGAGATGCACGAGCCGCTCCGTCGTCTTGGGATCGTCCAGGACGCTTTTCACCTGGGCTGATGAAATTCCGATGATGCGGCAGATCTGGCTGCGGTCGTACCCGGCGAGACGCAAGACGATCACGGTGTCTTCGACAGCCTTACGCTCGCCGGGGAGCAGCTTCTTGTCGAGCGTCGTACCCTTGCGGTATTTCCGCCGGATACGTGCAAGCTCACGCTCGCGCTGAGCGCTACGAGCCTCTACGGATCTGGGCCTGGTTCCCGGCGACTTGTAGTATTGAGTCGGCATTTTCACGCACTCCCGATGAGTGATTGGTTCATGGCGGCAGAGAGGCTGGCCGGAATCTGCAATTGCGGAGTCTGGATCGCGGCGATGGTCGCGAACATCCCGGCGTGGTGCCAGTGGTCTGCGTTCCTGTTCTTCTTCCAGCGGGCGACAATCGTGCCCTTCGTGTTTTCCTCTTCGACCCGCACCATCTGCGTCAGTTGGTGGTACAGCCCGTTGTACGGCTTCTTGGGCATGTCCTCGCCAAGCTCGCGGGCGTTCGGAGGGAAAACCATGATCCCGTTGATCATGTCCCCAATGAACTGGTCGAGCGCCATCGTCTTGTCGATGGTCACGTAGCCCGGCTCTCCGACACGGAGCGTACTGAAATTCGCTACCTCGTGGGCCGCTGGGCGATCTTCTGAGAAGCCGATCCACAAGCGACCGTGGTATTTCAGGGCAAGGTCGTATGCCTTCGACTTCTCCGGGTGGGCATCGATCACCCCGACCCACGAGGACAGCGACTGGAGGAAGCGGTCAAGCTCCCACCAAGACGAGAAGATTTTCAGATTCCAGAGCAGCTTGCGCTTGTACGAGTCGAAGTGCCAGCACCAGCAGTGGAGCACGGTTCCGATGTCGATTCCAATCGCCAGGGATGAATTTGGCAGCCCGCCGGTGTGGTAGCCGGGCTGACGGAGCTTGTCGAGAAGCTCCGGTGTAATTCGGTCGCCTGCGGCCGTGTAGGCGCGGCCCATGTTCTGGTTCCAGAACGAGCGCAGCTTACGGGCCTCTCGCTGACCTTTGAAATAGTCCTGCATGATCTCGCGCAGAGGCTGAGTGGGCGAGTTGAACTGGTTGATGTGGTAGCCCCTGATCCGGCCGTCCAGGTGGTACGGAGTCCAGCGGCCCTCGGCATTCAAGCCTGGGCGCTCCTGATCCTGAAATTCATGGTGGCACCACGGGCACTCCAGCACGCACTCGTCGGCCGTGTCGCCCAGCTTGAGCGAGTTGTAGTTGAGCGCGGCATCGTTAAAGTTCAAGACCTGAAAACGACCACAACCAGGACAAGGGACTTCCCAGCGATGCTGGTCGCTGTAATCCCAGCCGTCATCGGCGTAGACCCCATACCCCTCCACGGTTGGAGTTCCGAGAACTATCAGCCGCTTGAAAACGGATCCGTCCATCCGGTGCCTCGCATCGGACAGGTGTTCCTCGACCATGTGGTCGCGCTCGTCCCAGATCTGAAAATCGACGGGGATCTCCTGAAGCTCGCGCAGGATATTGGTACCGCGAATGTAGAAGTTCACGCCGTCTATCGACTGCTTGTGCAGACGGTTGTCAACGGCTGAAAACCGTGCGGAGAGCTTCGCGTTGGACTCGATGATCGGGTCGATACGAGCCTGCACGAACGGGATCGCTCCGGTCTTCACGGGGAGGAGGTAAAGACCGTTGAGTCGGCGCTCGATCACGTTGTGCAGGCTCTTCGCGAGGAAGGTGATCGTGAACGCCATCTGCGCCGCTTTCGGAATTACAATTTCGGGGCTGTAGTCACGGATCACCTGTCGCACGTACTCCCGCCCCACGAGGCTGAAAGGCCGCCCGTCCACCTTCAATTCCATACCAGCCGCCCAGAGATCGGGTCGGGCAAGCGACTTGAGGGAGGAGAAGCTCGCTCTTTCCTGGGGAGCAGGGGAATTGCGCTTTTTCCGTGCAGAGACGGGCATCTGTAGGCGATCTTAAACGAAAACGAGGGCCGAGTTTTCACCCGGCCCTCCTTCAGCCCGAATGCCAGCCCCCGGCGAGGAGACGTGGGTTGGCAGGCAGAGAGTGTAGCTACT